TCTATGCGTAAGGATTGTTGTAAGTCAGTACGTTCGCACCGCACTTATTGAGGAATCTTCCCACACGTAGCGGAGTGCTGTCTTACCGTATCGCGTGAGCGACAGATAATCCTCTACCTGTCCCGTGTCGTATGAGACACTGCCACCCTCGCCACTTTCAGACTGTGCCTGTCCGCCCTCGGCGAGCTCCATCTTGTGCGCGCTCAAGAACAGCGTGAAATACTCGGCGTCACCGTCAAGCGTCGGCAGGCGCGACATACGGCCACTGTAGAGCGTGTCCCGTTCGGAGATAGCCGCCCGAATCGCCTCGCTCTTGCGGTCACGCGAGAGTTGCGTCCACCCGGTGCTACTCGCGGTTTCGCATTGCTCGCGGATCGCCGTCTTCTCCGCGCTTGTTAGTTGGTTGTCCCAATCGCTCTTGCTTACTTCATCAATTGAGGGGTCCGGCATACACGACTATTAGCGCCCAAGCGCCTTAATCTTCCGCGTACTCCCCAAGCGACCGCTGCCGAACAAAATACGCCTGAATCTCCAGCATCGTACTCCGCCCGCTAATCTCGTCCGTATCCGCCTCCCCCGCAAGCCGCCGCTTGAAATGATGATCGAACCGCGCGAACTCCTCGCGCGTGAAAATCATATCGTCACTTTCGCCGCGCTCTACCGCGGTTTCTTGGACGAGTTCCATGCTCATGCCACCGCCGGGTTGTGTGCTCATGATTCTGGAATGTGCTCAAACGGGCCGTGGTCGCTTTGCGAGTTAAACACCACGTCCATGAAGTCGTCGTACACTTCGCCGCATTGCTGGCAACGTTCAGGCATCGTCACTCACCCGTCTCTCGCCCTCTAACGCCTCCCGAATATCCTCCGCCTTCGACCGCCCATTTACCTCGTCCGTCGAATGCTCCGCGGCAAGCGACTGTAGTTCCCGGCCGTCCATCCTATCGAGTTCCTGCGCGCTGTACGTGTCGTCAACAAACCTATCGTCACTATCGGGGAGAATGCTTGGGAACACGTCAGGCATCGTCAATGTCCTCCATGAGTGCCACCGACCGAACGTTCTCATCCCGAACCGTAACGCGCTCCACTTCAGGAATGTTCGGATAGTCAAACACCGTGCTTTCATCCTCATTATGCAATTCACTTGCCCGGAACTGCGTAACACGCCTGTCATAACCCGCAATTCCGTTCTCAAGCGTGACAATATACGTAGCCATAATTACCGGTCCTTGAGGTTACGAACGTCCGTGCCGTTCGTGCCAAACAAGTCAATGTGCCGATCCCACGTCCACGTCAACGGATTATCCGACCCATCAATCTGCGCGGTGTCAAGGTCGTACTTGACGCGTTCCGTGTCACTAAAGAACGACAGGTCACTATTGAACGCGGTTTCCCGCGCCCGCTGGCGTTGCGTGTGGTACTCTCGGTCAACCGCACGCGTTTCGTTTGATCGGCGGAATTGCATACACGCCAATATGTAGCCCGCGCAAGCAAAAACTTATGGGTGCCCTTGCCTACCAGTTCTCCGCCCAATTAATGCTCAACGCATCCAACGTCCCACCCGTCGACGAAACAGTCCGCAAAAACACAGTCATCGGCCGCGAATTCTTCAACTGCAAGTCAACATCACCCAAGTCACCAAGCGCCGCACTCCCACCCTGCCCGCCTTCAAACACCCGTTGATAATCCTCGTTAACCATACACACCCTACAACCTTACGGTCAAAAAGCGCGTGGCTACGTGTCGCGCTCCTCCTCCACGTACAATATCGTGATTGCGGCATCCGCGTCACTCCCGCCTTGGTTCGTCACCTCAATCACGATCTCGCGTTCCGGCTCAATGATTGGCGTTGGCCCCATTGACGCACCGCCGATGTTCCCGCCCGGCCCACCGCTCGGAATCGCATCCTGTACGTGCGTGTTCGACCCCGTGAACGATACATCCTGCGCGACCGCCATGTTTCCGGTGTCGGTACCGCCCCCGGAGTCCACCAAGAGATTATCAATCCCGTTGCCGGTGCCACCGCTCGGCGCGCTACTAAACTCGTCAAACACGTCCACGATTCCTAAAAATTGCGTGGTCACGCGAAAATTCCGAATATTCGCGTTGAATCCACTCCCTGACGGATTCGCCAAATTCAGGTTTGCAGTGCCGCCGGAGGCTGTTACCGTGAATCGCGTGCTGGCAACGAACGCGCGTTCGTCACGTTTTGCTTGCGCGAGCAGTACGTCCTCCTCGTTCGCTTCCGCGGTGCGAACGCCAAGGTCCTCGTTAGCCATACGCAACGTACGACACTGCGAATAAAAAAGACCGTGTAACGCTCGGTCGCGTTACGTCGGCTGCTGAATTACCCCGGCACTGCGAGCCTGGGAATAATCCTGATTAGTCAATGAGTTCTATATCCATACTACCACACTTAGGGCAAACTCGGTAGTGGTGGCCTTTCCAATCATTCCCGTTGTCGGTCGTGAAACCACAGTCTTTACACTTTCTTGGTTTGTGCCACGGCGTGTCAAAACCCATTATAGGAACTCCCCCGTGGCCGCCCGATAACGTTCCGCCGCGTGCAACTCGTCGTGCTCGCTTCCCGTTAGCAACTCAATGTTCGCCGGGCGGTTGTCCCATTTCACGCCGTTCACGTGGTGGCACTCGTAAGCACCATTACTGAACACCTTGTACGGGTCCGCCCCCTCCGCGATAGCAACCAATTGATGGACTTTTGCTTGGTCAAACTCCCCGTTTCGCTTTGACGCTACTCGCTCATACCCACTTTCAAGCGTCTTGAAATTAGCAGGCGACACCCGTTTATGCCGAGTTGCCCCACGGCGCGGCATGTCGTGCCGATCCATCCAATTCATCACCGTTACTTTGTCCACGCCGCACGCGTCCGCCATCGCCTCAAGCGACCGCTCCTTACCCCAATACTGTTCCGCCAACCACTCGCGGTCAGTGTGCTTACCGGACTGTTGCGTGCGTTGCGCGTCCTTGTGGTCACGCGACTCAATGCCGTGGCGGTCCAACCAGTCGCTTATCGTGGTACTGGTTACGGCGCACTCGTCGCCAATATCCCGCATGGTCCGCCCGCGTTCGTGGTACTGTTCGTACAACCATTCCGCGTCATGGTACTGTTTCGTTGACGACACAAAGCACACAACACACGCCACGGCAATACCTCTTGCGGTAACGGCAAACAAAGAAAACGCGTGGTTAGGAGGCGTTACGTGGGCTGCTGAATAACTCCCGCGGAACGCGCCTGAGAGTAATCCTGATCGACCCAAAGCCGTGCGTTAAATCCACGCAGGTCACGAATCGGGTCGTCGTACTCCTTCACCTCAATGTCCGTGCCGTTCGGATTGTACAGCATCAGGTGGTTGTGGCCGTCGTCGCCACCATCAAACAGGAGCGACCCAACACCGTCACTCACGGCGTTACCGTCAACGTCCGTGAACTCCCACGTATTGCTGCCGCCCGTGCCGCCAACGTTCTTGCCGTCGTCGTCGTAGGAACCAAGGCTTGCGGCCACGTGCTCCATGTCAAGCAGCGGGTCGTACGCGCGCTCCCGCGGAATCGTATCCGAACCACTCCGGTTCGCAAACCGGAGACTGTCGTTCGAGAACACTTCCGTGCGGAAGCCGGGCGTCGTCACGAACCGATCCGGCACGAAGTCGTTCCGGTCAATCACTCCGTACCCCGAGTTAAGCGCCTGATAGCCGGGGTCGTCAAGCGTACTGTCGAACTCCACGGGACCACTGCCGTTACTCACGGCGTCGTCAACGGCGTTCGTCAGCCACACTTCGTTAATGGAGTTCTCCACGCGACGCCCAGCGTCCCTGACCTGGCGCTCGATAAGGTCAACGTTAGCGTGGTCAACCATCTCCTCGGTCACACGACTGCCGGCGCTAACCTTGGTGGTGTCCCACGAGATGGTGGTGTAGCTTTCGCCGTCGTCACGAATCTCCGCGCCTTCCGCGGTCCGCCGCCCACTGCGGTCGTCCTCGGCAATCGGAATGTCGCCCTTCTTCGTGTCCACGTTCATCACGTTAGACACGTCACGCGCAACCTGCCGGCGACGCGACCCCTCCATGATCGTTTCCCACAGCTGCTCGCGGAACAGCGTGTCCACTTCCTCGTTCGTTGAGGATGCGAACAGGGTGCGCTTGATGGTGTCGTCAAGGGGCGCGCCAAGCGCCTTTCCGCCGTCAAGTTCCTTCGGCTTCGCCGCCGCAAGCGTTCGGTTAGTGCCCGTGGACTCGCTCGCGTAATCCTTGAGGATGCGGTGGCGTTCGCTGCCCTGCTCGGCCACAACCGACCGCTCTTTTTCCTCCTCCGCGGTTCGGTTCGGATGCCGGGACAGAATCCGGTAACTGGAACTGTCCTTAGTGCTCGGCCACGCTCGCGCGTAGTCCTCGCGGCTTGCACCCTGCTCCATGCCCGCGAGAAGCAGACCCTTCAGACGCCAGTTGCCGCCCTGTGCGTGCTGCGAAAGCATCCGTCGCGCGTCAAGACTCGTACTCATGCTGTCGCCCCCTGCACCGCGTAAATGTACACGTCCGCGAGTTCCGTCGCCCCCGCGCCGTTCTGCACGATAGCCACGCCGTTCGATCCGGCGCTGGTTGCCACACTCTCGAACTCGCCCGCGCCGTCCGGGAGGAGTTCCTCGCCCGCGGTCACGGCCTCACTCACGGGCACGCGCGCTTCGCAGTCGTCGCCCCCGATAGCCACTTCCTCACCGCTGGCTACGTCGTAGAGCACGACGCCAAGGAAGTCGCCTTCCCCGGCCGCGCTCCCGCTCACTTCGTTATCGCCACTAATCCCGACGGGTTCCCCCGCCACAAGGTCCTCCCCGGCCGTGTAGCCGCGGATTTCCTCGCCCGAGATGAGAATCTCGGAGTCAAAGGTGTGTTCTCCTTGGGTTGTGCTCATGCTTCTACGCTACCCTATACACTGATTGGTAAAAAATAGGGTGTTACTCCATAAGGATTATAGGCTAACGCGCCTACAATACGCACGTAATGCCGCGCAAGTACCACGACGAAGATTGGCTACGCGACAAGTATTGGAACGAGCGAATGAACACAACTGAGATTGGCAGAATGGTTGGGGTCACAAGGGGTACAATTAGCAACTGGCTTCGCCGGCACGACATTCCAACGCGCGGCCGTGGGCCGGAAGAAGGAGTGACGTATAGCGACCCGGGCAAACTCAAAGACGAAGAATGGCTTAGAAACCAATACATAGAGCAAGAAAAATCAACACGCCGTATCGCAAAGGAGCAAGACGTTAATGACGTTACCGTACTAAATTGGATGGAAAAACACGGCATTGACCGCCGCGATGCAGGTGCCATTCCGCAAGACCGCTCATCGCCACAAGACAAACGCCTGGAAAGCGAGGATTGGCTACGCCGGGAGTATGAAGAAAAGGGACGTTCAATGTTTGATATAGCGGAACAGTTAGAAGTATCGGGACCCGCTGTAAAATACCGATTAGACGAACATGGAATCGCTCGACGAAACGATTACGGGCCGTTTGACGGTGGGGATAGCGAGTTCCAACGAGACCCAAACTGGCAATCAAAGCGTGCCAAACGACTGGAATTAGACAATTATGAGTGCCAAGACTGTGGGGTTATGGAAGATGAATACTACCGGAGTCTTGACGTGCATCACCTCAAAAAGAAGCAGGAATTTGTTCAGGGGGATGGTAGTGTGGATTGGCAAGCGGCAAATGCTATGGAGAACATGGTATCGCTATGCCAATCTTGCCATATGAAACGACACACGAACTAAGAAACGCCTACAAACGACCCGTTATCGGGACATTGACCCCGTCGCCGGATCGTAATCAATGCCGTCATCCGCGTCACTCCAGTCAATATCCTCCCCGCCTTCCGCGTCCGCGAGCGTCTTGGACTCCGCGGGCTGATTCTCAAGTTCCTCCACGCGCGCCGCAAGCGCCTCCTTCTCCTCCCGCAGCGTCTTAACCGCATCCGCGGCCGCGAGTTCCTGCCCCACGTCGTCACTCGTCATCGCTTGGCTCATAGCGTCCTCCAAGTCCTCAAGCCGCGACGAGAGGTTTGCGACGGACTCCCGGAGCGAATCCATATCGTCGTCCATCTCGTCGTCCTCGCCGTCGTCCTCCTGCATTTCCGTCTCGTCCTCCTCCTCGTCGTCTTCGTCGTCCTCGTAGTCCCCCATCTCCTGATCCTCGCCCTCGCCGTCGGTGTCCTGCATTTGCTCCATGAGGTCTTCGTGCAGGTCCTCGGCCATGTCCATCATTTCGTCGTCGTCCATGTCGCCCACGTCAAAGCCGAACCGCTCCATGACTTCGCGGACTTCCTCGGGGTCTTGCAGTGTACGCATACCCGTGTCTTTTCGGGACAGAACCTTTACCTTGTCCCCACTCGCGCTTAGTGCGACGGGGCGGCGTGCTGCTTCACGCGCAAAGTTGACGTTCTTGCTCGCGGGGTCCATCACCATCGCCACCCCCGACAGTAGGCCGCCGTCGACGCGCGGCATATCGCGTGCTTCGTCGTGGGATTGCTGCAAGCCTTCGGCGGGAATCTCCACCGACGGGCCGCCAAACCCGACCGTGCCCTCTTTCTCAAGCGTACTCTGTAGGTTTTCGTCCGCGAACTGGCCCGCACCACGCTCCAGGTTAAACACGATGTCCCCGTAGAGGTTGCCGTCGTCGTCCGTATCCAGACTCTTGGGATCGACGTGCCCGCACACGCTCGCGTCGTGCGCGTCAAAACTCTCCATGTCCAAGTCGTGCATGATGTTCACGGGCGGCCCATCATGCTCGCTTTCGTCGTAGGACGCCTCAAGGTTCCCGATGCCGTCCGGCGGGTAATACGTCGCTTGCTCGCTTCCGGCGTCCGCCCACACACCCGGCGAAAGGAGCTTCAGCGACTTGTACCGAACCGTCGTGTCGTCCTCCTGCACGCGCTCAATGGGTTCCGTATCCAGGCTTTCAAGCGTCAAGTGCTGCGGACTATTGAGGATACTCGCGGGCGCGTCCACCTCCTCAATCTGCACGCATTGGTCGCCGATTTGGACTGCGCCCTCGCCGCAACGGTCGTCGGCGGCGGCAAGCGCCGTCATGTTTGCCGCGTCCGCTTCGTCCTCCGGCACACAATTCGGGACCGTCCGCCCATCCTGCTGTTTCGTTCCCACCATCACGTATCCGTCCTCGCACGGGCCGTCCTGTAGGAGTGCGTCCCCGTACGCGTCGCTATTCAGGATCGCGTCCCGCTCCGCGTCGGTGAGTGCGCTCGCACCCTCCACTTGCCGCTTGATACTCGCGCAGTACGCTTCCGGGTCGCGCTTATCGCTGTTTGATGCAACGCACGCGTCAAAGTCCTCGTAGTCACCGAATGGCATACGCGATACGTGACGCTACGGCGTGGTAGGTGTTATGCTACGGGAAGGTGGAACGTGAGTCCCACCACACCTGAGGCAAGTACGCCCGTGCCGTGCGCGCCGTCCCATCCCAACTCTCACCCGTTTAGGGTGTTACGGGAGTCATTCGGTCACGTCACGGCCTTACCGGGCAAGCGGGCACGGAAGGATTTGAACCCCGAGCTACGAACCCGCCACCGAATTTGTCACGTAGCGACCGTGACTCGTGCCCTGGGACGTAGGCTCAAGCAACGCATTTCGCGCTTGGTGCTGTCTCGCCGTATCCCGAGTGGAGCGCGTGGAGTCGAACCACGTGACCAAGGGAACCGCATGAGTGGCTTTCGCCTGCGGGCAATTGCTTGCCTTGGCCCAACTTCCAGGTGTGTCGCTCCCGATGGGCGGCACCCGGTAAGGATACCACCGCTACGTAGGCACTCATACCCACACACCATAGTTACTTATAATTACTTACTGCGGAAAGCGTGACGCGGAAAGCGCCACGCCCAACGACTGACTGGAAGATGCCCTTGGACCGAGACAACGCTGGGGTGGGTCCACCCGAGGGAGGAATCCACCGTATTATGAGGCGACTCGGTAGGGGTCGCCCGGTGGCCCTATGCGGGCACCCTAAACATAGGGTGCCACCACCAAAAACCTATGCGTCCCAACGGCGGAGCCACACACCCGCCTTGTGGTCGTCACCACGCTCCGCGGCCGCGCGCGCCTTCTCAAGTAGTCGAGAGTCGTCGCCCGACGTGCCGTGATCTTGAAGTACGTCAAGAATTTTGTCGGCGGTTGCGTCCCCAATGCCACTAATGTCCGTCAGCTCGTCTCGAAGGTCGCTCATACCCGTTGTGTGGGTGTGCGTGGCCTAAGCGTTTGGGCTATAGGTCACGCCAATTCTGTGGGGCCTTCGCAAACGT